TGACCAGAAAAAGTTGCAACTCCTATAACTCCTTCCAATGATACTGAAATAGGAGGATAATTAAATTCATTAATTCCTTGACCACCTGAAGAAAGATTGATATATTTCTTATTTTTTAAATAGAAATTAGATGGAGTAGAACCAACTCCAACAGCAGATAATTTAAAAGATCCTCCTCCTACAGATGTTACATAATAATCTGTTAAAGTGGAAAGTCCAACAATAGGAGTAGTTTTATTATCATATCTTACTAATTCTCCAGTTTTATATCCATGATTAGGAATATTAATTGTATTAATAGCAGTATTAATACCAGAAGAAGGAATTGAGGTTAATCTATTAGTATATCCTGAACCAGAACTTCCAATACTTATAGAACTAACTATTCTCTTTTTATTTGCACATTTAATCTCTTGTAGACCTGCTCCATATCCAGTAAGTGAAATACTAGAAACTCCAGCAATTGCCTCAGTATATTTGTTATGTAAAGAAACAGTAGTAGCATCTTTAATAGCACAGAAATAAGGTGCATTAGTAGTCAATCCAGCAATTGCTGTTTGAGCATCAGTAATATAAGTTACTAATTCACCATCTCTAAATTTATGATAAGTTGTAAATCCAATAGTATTACTAGTAAGATTTACATATCCTCCAATTTCTGTAGAATCAAAGGTTAATGAATGATCTTTTAAAATTAAATTAGCATTAGCAATACAACCAGATCCATTACCTCCACTTATTTTTAAAGTGGGTCTTGATATATAATCAAATCCACCATCTACAACATCTATTCTTTCTACGGAACCTTGAACTTCACAATAAGCAGATACTCCAACACCTACCCCATCAGTAATAGATAAAATAGGAGGATTTATAACATCATAATTATCACCACCTACTGTAACTGAAATATCTTCAATAGGTCCATAATAAACTGCATCATTAGACTTATAATTAAGAATTTCTACACCATTAACTAAAATACCAGTTTTTCCTCTAGGAGTAGATTTATTAATTAAAGACGCAACAGGATCTTGAATCTTTCTTATTAATTTATGAGATCCTATTGATTTTTGATAAAAAGCAGAAAGTTCAAATTTATTATCAGTTACAGTTCCACTAAAAGAAACGTATATTTCATTAGAAATATTTGCATTACTTTTCGAAAGTTTGATGGTATTAATATCTACTTTTTTAACAAAATATTCACCACTAGTAATATCTAATGCATTATCCCCATCACCAGGAACATAAGTTATTCTTTCTCCAGTCATTAATCCATGATTTGGAAGTATTATTTCAGTATCTTCTTCAAAAGATCCAGAGAAAATAATATCAGTTTCTCTAATATCTAAAGCATCATCAAAGTAACTTGGAATTGAAGCAGAAGCAATATATACATCATTTCCATCGATACCTGGTGTTAAGTAAGAATTTTGAATATTTGTAGTATAAATATTTGCTTCTGGATAATTACTTAAATTAGCCTTAGATAATAATCTCTGAATTCTATAATTTATATTAGGATTTAATTCACCAGATCCTTTAATTAAAACTTCTTTAGAACTAACAAGAGATATAATAGAACATGATACATCATTAATAAGAGCATTATCACCAGCAATAAAGGTATGATTATCAAAAAGATTTAATTTATAAGTAAAGTTTGAAGAGTCAATTAATTCAATAGACTCTACATTATAAGTAGTAGAAATATTAATGAATAAATTCTTTGTTACTTCATTTTTAGAAATTAATCCTAAACCTTTAGGTTCAATAATACTTCCTTCTTCATTATAATATGAAGAATTAAACTCTGGAATTAAATCAGATAAAACTCCAGTAACTCTAACTTTTACTATGTTAGCAGTTCCTACCCCAGAATAACCATAAGCAAACGAATCTAATCTTAAATCTTGCTCTGGAGAAATGACCTTATCTACTCCAGAACATCCATAAAACTGAGTTAAAGATTTTGAAGTATATTTTATTGAATTGAATGTACCATCTACATAATTTGCTATTAAAGTACCAGTAGTTCCAAATCCAACTGTAGAATCTACTGTTAAAACAGTAGCACCAATAGAAACACCATCAATTAATTTAGTATTAGGATGTATAGAAAAATTCCCACTTATCCTATCTAAATTATGATCATAATCTAAACTTAATCTATAATAAGATTTATTTCCTCTAACTATTTTCTCTACATCACTAATAGCACTATTAGCCTTTTCAAATCCATAAGTATCATCTTGAAATAAGTTTCTATTAATAAGATCGCTAGGATCTCCTTCCAATGCTTCTACTACTATTTGCTTAGAGACCTTATAATCAGCATCTGAAGGTATGAAGAGAAAATCACGTGGCTTAATTACTTCTACATCCTTTCCATATAGTGCTCTAAAAAGAATTTCAAAAGATTGATCTGTTCCCTTAGAAGAATAAAAATCTTTAGATTGTTTGATAAACAATCTTTCATCTATATCATCTGATAATTGTCTTTCTTCAAATCCAGGTGAAATTTGAGTTTTTACTTTCTTAAAAAACTCCTTAAGGAATCTAATACTTAAATTATTAACTACAGTACCAGAAGAATGAGTAGAAATCCCAGATTTGGAGAAAATAAGCTCGTCTGTATCATTAGGACTTCTATAAGAAGTAATTCCACTAAATCCCCTTGAACATCCAGTAAAAGAATTAGTAGTAATTCCAGTATATGTAATAATCTCAGAATCTATCTCAAGCAATCCATAAGAATCGGGAAATCCAGTAGTAGAGTTAACTGTTATGGTATTATCAGCAATTCCTACGTTAGCAGAAAGAGTAGAAGAATCTATAAGATCTGTTATTTCGTCAATTTTAATATATTTGTCAATATTCTGTAAAACATCTAATGTAGACCCCTGACCCTCTAAAGAAGTATAATATTGTGCTAAAAATTCACCAGCAAGAGGAAAATCCGCTTTAATGAAATCTGGCAGTTGATTCTTAACAACTGAACTAATCTTAACCCTTGTATTTTCTGGCATTGATATTAGTATTGAGGGGAGGCGGCTGCACCACCAGTAGGTGCTGGCTGTGGTGTATTAGAAGATCCTACTACATATGTATCCGAGAAAAGAAGGGTGGTATTTGCCTTCTCAGTTTCAGTCAGTCTAGCAATATCACCAACCATGTAACTAGAAGTTGCTGTATAAAGAGTACCTGAGGTATTTTCTCCAGAACTCACGTTATCAGTAATCATATCAATGGTGCTGTTATTAATATCCAATTGCAAGTAAAGATCTTGCAATCCAATTACATCATTAGATCTTGGGCAAGCGGAAATTTCTATTATTGGAATATTTTGAACTTTTTTAGATGTATTAATAATATTAATAGGTTTAATTAATATTTCTGCTCTTTGATAATCAACACTACCTACATTCATAGAAATAATAGTAGGATTATTTCTAGATGCTAAAGTAAACAAGAATAAAGTTCCTGTTCTACCATCTTCATTGGGAGAATCGCTCAAATAAACAGTATCAGATACTGCAAAGATATTGAATCCTGATGATTTAATATTATAACCATTATTATTCTTTATATAAAATGCGTTACCAAAACAAAGTTCATATTCTGTATTTTGATTTAATAATGGTTTTAGATTTCTCCTTATCTCTATCTTTGTAATATTAGAAGTTATAGAATCATTACTATTATCTACAACTGCTTGGAATTTACTATATTTGAATTTTGCTCCATATTTGTTCATTTCTGCAGAATCTGCATAGTTAGTAATGTTGTTTGACACTACAGCTTTTACAGCATCTGAATTAGCAGCTAAATTAGGGTTATAATAAGCATTAATATGTGTTTCAACATACAAATACTTAAGATCTAAGATTTCAGTAACAATTCCAGCGACAGAATACTTCCTTAACATGGTATTAAGGTTATTTTTGATGGAATCTGGCACATAAGGACCATAAAATGGTTTTATAGTGATAAAAACTTTTCCATATTTTGGAGGATTCAATTCTTCACCCCCAAAAGCTGAAACCGACTCAGTTTCTGGATAAATTTTAGGAATTAGTGCCTCATAATCACCTGCTGTTACTGCTCTATTGTAAGCAGAGTAAATTTTAGGTGCAAAACGCTTAATTGAGTCAATAGATTCAATTTCTTTACCTCCTACAGACTCACTTACAGTAGAAAGTATAGAAATTCCTGTACTTACAAGGTTATTATTGTTATCTACAATTCTTCCATTGAAATTAAAGGAAGAAACTCCATTTCCAGATGCTCCGCTACTAGTAATATAGGAAATTTCAATATAATTCAGTGCTTTTAACTTTTCTCCAAAGACTCCATCACCAAAAATCATCTCATATCTCTGATCATCAATTTCTTGAAGGAAATATACCCTAGAAGTATCATTCACTTCTATTAAAGTATCAGAAAATACGTATTTCTTAGAAGAAGTGCTAGATTGAGTGTCTCTTATGCTTACTTCGAGGGTAGAAGTGTCAACATGTTCATTTTCTAAGATATATCTTGAAGGCGGAGATGGTAAATCTGAAGTAACAGTGAAATTTGAGGTTAAAAATGCTCCTTCATAGATGGTAACATTGCTAAAAGTAGCAATTCCGTCAACTACAGGTACTGTTATGTCACTCGGAACGCAAAATGAGTAACTTTCTGATCCAAATACTGATGCAGAAGTAGTTACAATGCCTTTTTTAAGGGTTAGAGTAACAGGTTTAGTAGTAAATCCAGTTGTATTTACAAAAAATGAAATTATTGCCTTTGCAGCAGTCCTTGATCTGGGTGTATAACCAATATTTCTTGCTAATGCTACTACATTTTCTCTTAAAGTAGCACTATCTATAAAAACCTCATTGCTAATCATGTTAGCATTGTATGAGGAGATGTATGTATTGTATGCTAATACATCAATTATGTTAGAAAGATTAGATCCTTCAAAATCATAATCAGTAAATTCAGAATTTTCCCTTAAATAATCAGTAAGGGAAGACTTTATCTGATCAAAATCTAAATCTGTAAATTTTACTAATGCCATTTATCTTGTTGACTGTAGTGCAAAGTTTAATTGTTGTGGTGAAGCATCAATTCCTACTATTATATACTCAATAGTAACATCAAATTCATGATTATCATAGTTAGGTTTCACTCTTACATGTTGTAATTCAACTCTTGGTTCATACTTCCTGATGGTTTCTTCAATTTCATCCCTAATAGCAGATGCAGAAAGGTTATCCAAGTTATCGAAGAGCACTTCACTTACTCTAGAACCTAGATCTTCATTAAAAAAGCGTTCACCAGGTACCGTAAGCACTAAATTCCTAATAGAACGTGCAATAGCAGTGTTATCTTTAACGCCTATAAGGTCGTTATTAATAGGATTTACCTCAAAAGACATACTAATGTCCTTAAACCCCTTAGTAATCCTTTCTACAGGCATAAAATTAAGTAAATATAAGTTATTTATCATAAAAAAAGAGACCCTTAAGGTCTCCTTTCTTATCTTCCTTGTCCTCTGTACTTTTTCTTTGCTTTATTAGAACTAGTAGCAGCATACTTAGTGTGTTTTCCAGTCCCTTGATTAGTCTTTTTGGGTATGGTCTCTACAAATTCATTACCTGAGAGAGATTTGCGAACTGGCATTAGTTTTCTTCCTCCAAATTTAAGTCTTTCATAATTTCTTTGGACATTGATAGAACATTAGAAACATTCTTTA